ACAGCTGACAAGTGTGCTTCGTTGCCGGAGTTGGCGAAGTCGTCATAGTGGAATATCTGCTCATTGGATACTGCACCTTTTGCGTAGTATAATGCAGTTTTACCCATTGCTAACGCATATCCGATTGGAGTTCCAAGAGCGTTGCACTGATAGATAACAGTTCCGGCCGGAATTGTACTCGTTGTTGCCAAGTTAATGGAGTTCTTTGTAGGAGTACCTGCTGTTGATGCTGCTGCGAGCTGACCTCCGCCACTTACGCGAGCAAGACCGGTAAGTTCGTTACCAGTATTTGCCGTATAAGAAGCACAACCGTAGTCCCCACTAGGAGCAACTGCGAGAATGTATCCGTCAATGCCTCCTGAATTAGCAGAAGTTGCATACTGACCTCCGCCTCCGCCTGGGATCTTTGCGTCGAAACCTATGAAGTTTGCAAAGCAGTCGTAACCAAGGTTAAGCTTAGCTGCGGTAGCGATAGTATGAGCAGTGCCAACAAGAGCGGTAGGAAGCAAAGGAGAACCTTGGCGTCCGTCAGCTGTGTCGATTAATACATTATGGTTGGCAATAATATTACCGTCCCACATTGCATAGTTACCACTGTACAACTTGTTAGAACTACTACGCTCGTCAGCTTGAAGAATAGCTTCGAGGTAATCAGGATCTGAACGAAGAGGGCGTAAACAAGCGTCAGGTGCGAAGAACAAATAACCGGGAATTTCGGTTTTGTCATCACCACCAACATTCATTGGCTCACCACCCTGGGCGATCAATGCTTGTTTGGCTTCTTGAATGATGTCGGTACTAAGACCTTCTGTATATGCAAGGTTTTGCGCTGCGCCATATCCGGAGATAAGGTTTGAAGTAGAGTTATTCAAGCAAGTATCGCGAAGAACCATTTGGATATGATCCTGTTCAGTGCGTCCTGCCCACTCAGCCATAACTTCAGCTGAAAGCTGGTCGATAGTTTTGCCTGTGAAGCGCATAAGTTTTACAACTTGCGTCCAAGCAACAGCGTGACGGATAAGATCCACTTCAACGCTGAATGCGCCAAATTTGAGCTTCCCGGTTTTATTCTTGAGGATTTGCTCCCCACGAACACCTTGTCCACGAATTGGAGCGACAGTAGTAAAAGTTACCTTGTCAGATCCGCCTGCGGATAGATCGCGTTTTTCTACGACCGGCGAGCCTGAGCCTTCCGAACCGATGAACTTTGAGAATACATTCTTTTCCCGAGCGTCACGAGTTACGAGCTCAGACCATAGTCTGGTACGCAAATCGGTATCGCCGAAAATTTTAGTAGTACCTTTATTAGCGGAGGTATTATAGTTAGTATTTGTATTGAGCAAGTCAACATTTCCGAAACTTCCGGCTGCCGACTGTGCTGCTGGTGCTGATGCTTTATTAGCCATGATATTTAATAATTAGATTTGTTATATTGAATTAACGGAGAAACGATCTTCCATCGGGGGTACCTAGCATTTCAAATAATTGATCGTTACTGATATCCCCTAAGTTATTGATGATTGATTCCGCCGTTTGTGGTTGTTGTACGGGTTGTGCAGCTTGACCTGTTGTCAAAACTTTTGCCTGGCTTCCGAGTGGTTGAACTTGTTTTTGTTGAACCGGCTCAGGTGCCGCTGGTGCTGGTCTATTTACACCTTTCCTAGCTGCGAAATCATTTGCCATGAGTTCGGGCCAATTAGGAGAGTTGAAAATTGCTGCGTAATCAGAGTGTTCTTGAGCTTGGTTTATGAAATGGTCGAATTCTTTTCTGTAAATTGTGGATTTATCCGACAATTCAGGATAAGCTTCATAAGCTCTTTCTCTGCTCTCCACCGCTTTATTGCGGTGGGTGTTGTATTGCGCTTCTTGGATTCTTTCAGATTCCCTCTCTTTTCGGTCGTTGAGGCTTTGAAGCTGGAGTTCCCTTTTCATAATTTCTCTCTGTAAATTGAGAGCTTGAAGGGTATCCAAATCTTCGGCGGCTTCTTTAACCTTAATTTCGAGATCCTGAATTTCACCATTTAGCTTACCCGCTTCCGTTGTAAAAGGGTCTGGGCCTATAGGCTCAGGTTGTACTGGTTGCGGTTGTGGTTGATTCGGTTGGGAAGTTTGACCGTAAATTACCGAAGCCGCGTCTGCGAATGTCCCGCTAAATCCTTCTGATCTATATAGATCGATGACTTGTTGGTCTAATTCGTTCTTCGGCCTGATTCTTCTCTTAGCCAATCTTTCTTCTTCAGTTTCACCAAAAACTTCTTCTACCGGTTCATCTGAAGAAACCTCCTCCGTAGTAGTAGCTTCGGGCTCCGGTTCTGTCTGGGATTCCTCCTCAGGCTGAGCTGGTGCTTCTTCTACCGCTTCGGGTTGCGTTAACATTGCCTGGCGAAGGTCGTCTGTAGACACATCCGCAAGATTTAATTCGGTTTGTTGGGGGGAATCAACCACCCCGGCTTGTTCTTCCATTCCCGTACAATACTATTGTTATACGGAGCTGAAAACCGGTTGTATTACCTGTTGTAAATACCTAGCTTGCCCGGTTTTGAGGGCTTGCTTTTAGGTTTACTTAATGCGCATTTACCAGCCTTTATGCATTCGGGCTGGTTTTTACATTTTTCGCAAGGTGTGAATTGTTTTTTATCTTTTGCCATCTTTATAAAATTTAACAAGTTTCCAAATCATATAACAGCATGTTAGTATACCGGCACACAGCCCTACTAAATCATTCCACTGCCCGAGCGTAAAAGAGAGCCCGGTACCGATCATACCTATTATTGGAGTACTGTCGCTCATCCTAATTGATCTAAAATTAAGTAAGCCGCGACGATTACCGCGAGTACAAAAAAAGCCTTACCTTTACTGGTCAGTGTATTAAAATAATCTTTTACTAATTTTAGGTTTTTCATGGATTTTTGGGAGGAAACGGTATTCTGGTTAAATGTTTCTCCGCTTCTTTTCTCGCACATTGTGTCGCGGTTTTTCTTGCTAAGAGGATTGGAATACAAAGATAGGCTAAAAGAACGGACCCCGCTACCGTTAGTATATTTTTTATAGAATCCGTAAACTCTTCAAAACCACTAGCTTGAGATTCTAAACCTTTTTTAACCAATTTATCGACATCTCCGTGGGTTAAAGCATCTACGGTTTCTTTAAGATCCTCATTCTCGGTCATCATCTGAGCGGTCTTACCACCAGCATAACCTACACCGGCGCCAACAGCACCACCCGCTGGCCCAAGAACCGCACCACTAGCCCCTCCGGCTACTGAGCCCATGACTGGGTACCAGGATGAAGCTTTACACCCCATAACCAAAAGCAGCATTGCCGCTATTAGTAATATATCTAAAACTAAGACTATATAACCCCGATCGCTCATTTTAAGGTGCTTTAGTTTTATAAGCGTGACCGCTTGGCAAGTTTGCTGCGAGTCCCCACTTATGAGCAAGATAACCTTCGATTTTTTGACGGTCGCTTGTCAAAGAAGTTGCAGAAAGACCGATAATTTCACCGACTCCTCCAACCCAGCCACGATCTGAACTTTTTGTATTATAAAGAATTCCTCTTGTCTCGTTTCTGGCAGCAGAACTGGTAAAGCGGAGTAAGGTTGCCGGCATGGGTAATACAGCGAAGTTTGAAGTGGTTGCCCCATTTTTGAAAGTTCCACCGTCGTTAAATATATTAGTCGTTGACCACCAGTTACTTTTTCCCTTATCACCCATTATTCGGTATTGACCGACATTTCCCGGACCAGAGATCAGGGCGTTATAATTGTCAAATGTTGTGTCTAAGCCATCTTTGTAATAAGCAACCACAAAGATCTCCTGAAGAGAAGTGCTCGGCAGGTCCAGCCCGATCTGACCATTCTGGGAAGCACTCGAAATTGAGGATTTATTATTTAATAATGAATCTGATACTGTGTAAGTCGGCTTGCTTGATGATGTTGCTTGTGTGGCATGATTGCCATTTCCACTCTTGTCAGCCCATTGGCTTACAAAATTGGATGCGTCTTTTGTGATTGTGCTTAAATCACTAGAATCAAACCAAAATATTTTCGCTATATTGGCCGGCGTCCATGGTGGTACAGTTGGCGCAACATTACTTACAACAGTGCCCGCCTTATCTACGGGATCTGGGGTTCCGGGCAATTTATAACCGCGAGGTACGCCGCTAAATTTAAGTGGGGCAGGTCTTCCGGCAACCTTACTCACTATATTTTTACTGTAATAAGCGCTCATGCCTTTTTAACCTTAAACATTTCGGGACTATGCTTCTTAAGATTCTTCGATTCTATTTTGATGACTGCTTCCGCGAGAGCCATCGGCGATAAAGTCTCCAACGCGTTAACGACGGCCTTGAGAGCAATTGTCTCCTCGGGACTTGTTTCGCGGTCAAGCATTCTGGAGAGATAACGGCCTCTTTCTGTTTGAAACCTTTTCTCCAAATGCGTAAAAGCCTCGTCAACAGTGAGCCTTTTGACATCGGAAAGCTTGTCGAATAGAACAATATCGCTCATTAAGCTACCGAAGCGGCTCTGTTAGTTTTACCGATAACGCCGGTTGCTTTAGCGTAAGTCTTCCCGAGTGGGTGTGCGTACAGTCCGAAGTTATTACCTAATTGGCGTTTACCACCAACTTTTATATTTGCTATCTTGTATCTAGCATTGGTGCGTTTTTGTTTAAAAGCATTTGGTACTTTTGAGTGATTGTATTTATTTGCCATGATAGTTATCCTGTCTGTTGTTGATATTGATTTTCGCCTTGAGGGTTGCTGTTACCCATCCCCTGGACTTGTGCGTTGATTTGATCACCCGCTTCTGGGGCTTGCCCAGCTCCTCCTCCTGTGCCCTGTGCATCCGCCATGAGTTTCATAATCTCAGCTTCGCTTTTAGGGTCAGGTGGTGCGGCTTCTGGTAAAAGTTCTTCGGTATTTTCGTAACCAAGGGCGTCTAAAATGCGCTTAAACATTGGGCGGCTGAATGGTCGAATTTCGGGTGGATGCTGTAAAAATCTTTCCTGAACCTGAAGAGCAAGGTTGGCTTTTTCGATAGCCCGCTGTCCTTGGTCCTGTGAAAGGATGACCTTACAATTCATCTCAAGATCCGAAATCATCTCGGGAGTCATCTCCGCAAAAGCGGCCACATCCCCTTCCATGTATTCGTAGACCTCAGCTTCGTCCATAGTTGCCATTGCAACTTTTATTAATTTTGCAAGGTGCTCTTCAAACCCTCTTACGATTCTACGCATCCACCTTCGCCCTATTTTAGAAGCTTCGTTTAAAGTTGCCTCAACTCCCGTTGCAGTATTAGCGGGCGATAAAGCTTGGTAATCTCCTTGTGCCATATTACTAACCCCAAGCCAAAGTTGAACCATGCCGAATACAAAATCGATTAACTCCTGGGTCTTGTTATCTAAATTAGGTAAAGCCGAGAACGAAAGAAAATCGTCCATGCTGTATTGGTCTTTAAGTTGAAATAACTTACCCGCGTGGAGCTCGACATCTTCGGGTTCGTCTTCTACTGCCTGAGGGTTTACACCTATAATAGGATTAGCGGACAACTCGTTACGATAGCTTTCGCTATTAAACTGTTTATCGATGTACTCTTGGTATGTTCTTATTTTTTCAGGAAGACTCGGACCCCACCATTTATTATTCATCTTACCGATCGCTACGGTTACATAAGGTGGTTTATTGTCGGGGGTGAGCTTAGCTGTGTACTCGTAAAAAATAGCTTTTTTAATTTCAGTATCTATAAATACGCAGAAATCTTGAGGCTGCCCCGTTCCTAGTATATCTTTTGAAATCCAACATTCAACTACGGGAACCATAGGAATCTTTTCTTTTTCCCAAGTTTTACTGTCCTTAGAATCTTCGTTCTTTTTACTTTTTGTTCTAGGGTTAGAGTCCTTCTTTACAGCCTCTTCGTAGTCGGAAAAAGAAAACCACTCACGCTCAAAAAATATATCGCGGCACCAATTTAAATCTTTATCGTAAAGCTCGCCAATGAAGTCGGCATACTCTAGGTGCTCTACTGAACTTGGGGCCAAGAACCTGTCCGAATCAACGACCACCGACCTAGGACCTTTGTACTTAATTTGCTCGGTCGGCACACCTTCGGGGTATGGTTTAAATTCGTGCTTTCCAGGAGTTACGGTGAACGAAGGGTCTGCTTCGAGTCGTGTCTCGGTTTCGCCGGTTTCTGGGTTAACCTCGGGAAACATTGGTGCGTCTCCTTCTATAACAGGCCCTTGCTCAAGAAGTTCTACAAACTCTTGAGTCTCATTATCAAACAGAGCGCTTCTTTCTAAATCGTACCATACAGATTTACGCTCTTCGTAAACGGACTTAAAAATAGCTGCTCTTTGTAAGAATATATGAAGAAAACTTTCTTCTAATCTTTCTCGGATCCTACCTTTGTCTTCCAATTTCCAATGGAAGTACCTATTAAAAGATTCGGCGGAAACCGTATCGGAAACACCTTGTGGTTTAAATTCGAAATAAGGACTTGTCCCTGTTATCTCATCTTCAGCTCTAGCTAAAAAATGGTCTACGACTAAACTAGTTAAAGGAACGGAGACATTTGATTGAGCGAAGATACTGTCAATAGCGTCCCTATCCTTGCGGTCATTTTGATAAACAGACCAAGAGTGTAAGTCACTACTTATACGCGCGGAGTTGTCTTCTTTTAAGCTTTCAACTCGCTCAAGTGCGTACTCCACGAGTTTTTCTTCCTGTTCACGACTTAGTACTAAATTTGTATTCTTCACGATATCATTTGTTATACGTCAATTCCCATCTTCCTTGCTTTGTACAATACTTTAAGCCAAGCAGCCACCCGTTGCTTTTCTAATTTCTCTACCTTATCAAGCTTTTGCGATTCTGACAACTGAGATGCATTAACTTTATCTACAAGTCTCTGAATTGCTTTTCTTTTTGTATCGGCGGCGTCTACCATAGGTTTTATTTGTAATAAATCCCTATTACCAGATATAGCTTCTTTTGATTCTTTGATGTTTTTACCGGATTTAAGATTTTTAACATACTCGTTAGCGTTGTCGGTTCTTTTCTTTAAATTGTAAAACCTTTTAGAAGTCATGTATGACGAGTAACCTTCTCTAAAAAACCTTCGGGAAACGGGTACTTCTGCCCAATTCATGTCTAGGTTCCCGTTAATACCGCTGTACGCTCCTGATACTAATCTTGAAAAAGTTGCACCTGGCCCACCCGTGTACCCTTCAAATATATGTTCAAGATCACTACCTGACAACGCCCAGCTCCAATCTTCCATTGGGTTTACAACCTCGTCAGACCCGAACATCCTTTTCATAGACCCCGGAGTAATTTCATCTCCACCGAGCCACCCATTCATTTTCTTAGAAAAATCTACAAAAAATTCTTTTGTATTTTTACTACTTCTAAAAGCGGCTGGGGTTTCTTCAAATTGACGATTGGGTTTCGTAATCGGGGCTCCGTAAAAAGTTTCATTTTGAGCGACTTGATAAAGAGGAGCAATAAACCCGGGCATTAAAGTTCCACCAAGTGGGTTAAATGTGGAGTAGATATTTGACATGGCGTTTGTGCCGTTCGAAATAATACCCGACCCACCCATAGAAGAGCCCATGCTTTGAGCCGCTACATTAGCCGCTTTTTGGCCCATCATCCAAAATAAATTATAACCCCAAGGAAGAGGGATGCGGACATTGTAATCAGTACCGGGGAAGAACATTGTTAAATTAGTATCTCTTTCGAAGTCGCCTAATCTGTCGTAGTGGTTGCCTTCGTTCTCCCCGTCTTCATCTTCATCGTGTTGGGTCAACATTCTTTGAAGCAAGCCCCAAGTAAAAGAGAAAGCCATTATCCCGGTAATTAACTTAGCGGCCGCCACCCTATCCCGGCCCACCATTGATTTAATCATTCGGAGATTACCCTGAACGCCTGCGTTGAAGAATAGGAATAACGAACCGATTCCGGAACTGAGAGTTCCTTTTCTGTTAAAGTCCACAGATATATTTCTACCCGCCATGACCGCTTGCTGAACGGTAAAACCTTTTTTAAGTAAATGTTTTGCAACTAGTAAACGCATGGCATTTTCAACACCCGCATTCATCGCCTCAACAGTTTTTACTATATTGCTTTCGAGAAGCTTCATTTTGGCCTTAGAGAACTTACCTCTTTTGGAAAGTATTCCTATGTCTTCTTTTACGGCTTCCATGTACTGCGTAACTTCATCTTGGCTAGTAAACGCGGTACGCATACCATTAGCTTCGAAGAACCTGAACCAACCCTCCCAGTCATTATCTCCAATTTTAAGAGCCTCCTCTAAGGGCATGTTTTTATACTTCGCTGACCTTGGTCCTTGCTCCATTTCCCGCTCTACTTTGTAAATAGCTTTTACCGCTCTTCCGTAGTTTTTGGGATTTATTAAATCTTTAAATATTGTTTTCTTTTCATCCTCGGTAACATTTATCATACCGGTTATCGCATCCTTAACGGCATTTGATAAAAGGAAATCCGGGTTAAACGAAGTATACATCTGTGCCAAGAACCTGGTAGGTATCTGAATGGCTCTGAACAAAGGATTGCTGGGCTGGTAATTTAAATTACTTAACTCAGAGGTGAGGCGGGCTCCTCTTGATGTAAGAGTCTTACCGTCTCCTTTTTTACCATCTTTTAGTTTAAATTTAACGAACTGAAGTTCACCTCCGTTTTTAACCAAGAACAAGGATGGGTCATTTGCTATGTTAATAGGTATTTCGCCTTTCCTTATAACGATACGCTCTTTGCCGTTAACTACTTTTGTCTTTAGTTTTAAGCCGGTCTGAGTCGGCATCTTACCGTCTTCGTGTTCCTCTAATACATCGAAAAATTCATTGAACTCGTTAAAGACAATCTGTCTTTTTCTTTTATCGTTCATTAAACCTTCAATGCCGTTGTTTTTAGCAACCTCGCTAAAACGCTCAGACCACTCGATTTTCTCTCCGAGGTTGTCTTTGTTTTTATGCATCTCGAGGAAAAGCTCATACCACTCGCGGATTCTTTGACCGGGTGCAATCTTAGCTCCTCTCATAACCATTGCATCGTGAGCAAGAAAAGCGTGGGCTAGTGCGGATTCGGGATTAGGTTTATCTACCCCCGTCCGGCGACCCATGACCCTTTTACCAACATCGTTGTTTCTTTTAGACTGCCAACCAGAGCTACCGCCACTTTTACCGGTTACCAGTTGTTCCAATGATTCCTGTTCTTCGTAATGGAATTCATTGTCCTCAAACCCTTGCATAGGTGAGTAATGGTAGCCTTCGGGCATGCTCCCCTTTTCCTCGTTTCGCTGATATTTAAAACTTTCTGAGTTAAAAGTCTTTCTTATTATTTTAGCGTTTTCTTTGTACTGATCGTCCTTCTTATCTAACCCAAGAGCGTTGAAAACGACATCAACCAAACCTTCGGCTGAGTTAGCTCGGCTCTTTGCGGTAATTAGTTTAAACGCTTCGTCTTGTTTTATCTGACCGGTTTCGAGAGCTACCTTTATAGTTGTAGCATTCATCTTAGCCCACAGACCCATGATGTCATTTTTGTCTTTAAGAAGCTTCATCATTTGAGGGTCTTTTTTGGAACTCTCAACTAATAAAGCTGCTTCTCTGTCTGAGAAACCAGAAGGTGCAAATTCCCCATCTTTATTATGAT